TTTATATAATTACTATTATCCACAGTATTATATGTTACGTAAGTTGACTCAGAAAAGTCCACACCTGCAACAGCCCACTTTATCCTAGCAATTCCGTCTAAATCAAACATATACTCAGCTGCTATAGTTACAGCATTTAGTAATGTAAAAGTTACTTGAGTATCTTTATAGATAAAGAATACATCAAATTTCTTTATATTTTGGGAATTAGTAGTATTGGTGCATAATTGAGTTGAATTTGTTGTTAGATTGCCTAACAAAGATTCATGTAATAATGCATCAGTTAATAAGATATTTGTGTCTGAATATGGTTTGATATAGGTTGTAAACTTTATAGTTGTCTCTTGAACCCCTTCGTTTACTAATAAATCAGTAAATTCAGGAGTACCAAGATGATTTCTAGTAGATGAAGTAGAAACAGCTTTTGTAGAAATGTCTATTGTATCATCTACAATAGACAAGGCTATAGGAGTATCACTTGTACCAGATTCTCTAATGCAAATGACAATATCTCTTTTAAACATTGTCTACTTCCTTACTAATTATTGTGTAGCGTAGTATTTAACTGTTAATTCATCAGCTAAGTTTAGATCAGTAGCAATAGCTGTGAACCCAATTTCAGTTGATAATACATCTTCTACATTAACTGTAGGAATAGTTAACTGAGCTTGTGGAACTTCTATATCTACTCTTGGAGTTGTACCACAACCACCAATAGAAATATTAATATAGAACCTATTAGTAGCATTAGCTAAAGCTGATGCACTAGTTAAGTCTGTTAATAAGCCACCAGTTCTATTAGCACCTGTATTTAAGTATGCAGTTAATGATCCACCAAATTCACGTGTACCAGTAAAACCACCTGCGATAGGTACATTTACTTTTCCTAATTCTTCTGGTGTTAGATATGTAACATTATTGTTTAATGTCATTGTACCACCAGTAATTGGTACTAAGTATTGTTGACCTGCAGCTAGACCATCGATAGCAGTCATGATACCAATAAATGTAACATTTGCGTTATAAGTGCCTAAGTTAGTGAATAAACCACTTCCTGCTGTAACACCAGTTTCATTTAATGAAATAGATGTTGAAGCTGCACCTGCACTACCAGTATCATCAGATTGAATCATTAAATTACCATAAGCATCAATAGTAGCTGTTGCTTTATTAGTATCTGTTGTTCCATCTAATGCTGTATTAACTAGTGTTAATAAAGCTGTTACTGTAGTTGTTCCAAGTGTTGTCACAGAAACTGTTTCTTCTGTGCCACCATCTACTGAAATATTGAACTCATATGTAGCATCTGGTATAGTAATAGTGTCTGCACCTACTAAAGCACCACCATAGTTTACAACTTGATATCCGTCAAAATCTTGATTTGTATCAGCCCAAACTTCAACTTGAGATAATTTATTCTTAATGAATTCTGGTGTTTGACCTTCTGCTTCTGGTACATAATCAGTATTTGCAACCCATTGTGCCGAGTCTGCAATTTCTGGAACTTCTGTAATTCTTGCACCTTGACCTGTCCAAGATAATGATGCTATCTGATCAATAGCAAAGTCAATATCTACTTGATTAACACCTACATCATTAACTACGTATGCTGTATTGTCTAATACAAATATAATATGAATTTTACCTAATTCATGTGTATTAGATTTTGCAAAGTCTATTAATAAAGGATTTGTTGTTGTGCCTGGTACAGCATTAGTACCTAAACTGTCATTACCAACAAAAGCTTCCCATAAAATTTGTTCTACTGCATTTGTTCCAGCACCTGCAGGCTTATAAGGCTTCATATAAGTTGGAAAACTTACTTCTACAGGATTTAGTGCTGTATTATAAACTTTTTGTCCACGAGAAGGTGTACAACTAGCCTCATTAAGTGTAATATTTTGTGTTTCAACATCTTGACTGAATGAATAACCATCTAATACAGGAACTTCATAAGTATTAGTATTATCAAAGTCACCTATAACTGGCTGGTTAGCCGTAGCTAAAGTAGCTGTTGAAATGTACATTTTAGTATTTCTACTAAGATTAATTGCCATTTATTTTACTCCTATCATATAGTTTACAACTATCAAATATCTATTTGCATTGCATAAACTATTATTGAGGGCAAGCACCCTGTAATGGGTACCTAATCTGAATATTTATTTCTCCAATGCCTAATGGTCTTAAGACACCTTCGTCTGTTGTAATACTAGTGAGTGTAATTGAAGTTATTTCTTCACCTGTATCGTACTCTATTTGATTATTTACATCTAATAGATGTTCTATATCCTCAAAGAATTGCTCTAATTCTTCCTCTGGATAATCTCCTTTAGTATAAAGTCTTATAACACAATTTAAAAAAGCCCATTTAAAGTTTCCTGGTTGATATTCTCTATATTCATCTCCAGCAACTATGCTAATATATGGGTAAGAAGAAACCTCATCCCAAAAACGTAACTTATTTTCTGCATTTCCATAAATATTAGAGGTATATGTTGTACCATCTAGATTTGTATTTACCAGATCTACTAAAGTATTTATTATTTTTGCTCTTCTGCTCATTCATAAGCCCCTAATTGTGGTATTACTTTAAATTTTTTACTTACTAAAGCAGCTGCGGCTTGTCTAATAGATTTTTCAATAACTTGTGATGGTTCACGGCCATCTTTATAATGCGAACCGCCTTTTTCAAATACTCTATATGGTCGTTGCTTATAGTTATACTTAATTAATAAGCCTCTTGAACTTTGCATAACGTCTTCTATCTGTACACTAGATGTAAACCTACCTGTAAGAGTTTTAAAATACTGCGCCGAATCCATATCTTGCTTAACTCTCTTTTTTACTAGAGGTTCTAGCAATTCTTTGAGCTTAATTGTAGAAGTGAATTGGCCTTTTGCATTACGTAATCTAGGTATGGGATTTGATACTACCTTTTTCTTCTTTATAGGCTTATTCAGTTTAACCGTACCTTTTACTGGTGTATGGTCTTTAAATGAATCTATAGGGTTTCCAAAAAATGCATCACGTATTTGTTTATTCATACGCTTCTTTAAGGAAGCACTACTATCATATAAAAACATAACATCAGCAGTAAACTGATCTTTAAGCTTTTTTTCCACTTCACCTAATAATGTTTCGTTTATTTCTGGTGATTGAGGTGTAGTATATATAAAATCTATTTTACCCACTAATTCTTTTGCGGCAGAACCTACTTTTGTAGACTCTACTCTGTATTTTAAGTGTTCTTGATTGTATTCTTCTATATAGTGGTCTACTAAATTTTGTATAGGTGCAGTATCTATTCCTTTTCGTTTAGCCGCAGCTATTGCTGCCTTACCTGCTTGATATATTCTAGCAGAAGCTACAGCATTATGTTCTTCTTTACCAAAACCTACAGTATGTCCTATATCTATTTTCTCTAGTTCTTTGATTCCAGCTTGCTTTACATTATTTTTTAGATACCTACTCAAACTGCTAAAGTTAGTAGATATTAGTAATACACTATTACCATCAGCAGATACATGATGAAATATAGTACCAGAACCTCTTCGTAAAGCTTCTTTTTTATTAGAAAATTTAGGTGTTTTAGTAACGATATTTTTTACTTTACCATATATCTTATCAACTTTATTTTCTGTAATAGTTGTTTGTGCCACACTGAACCCATCTAGTAGAGTAGCTCTAGATATTTCCATGACATGGAATTTTTTATCTAACTTCTTTCTAACAGAATATTTACCTTTATCTCTTGTTAATTGTAAACTTCTTGTTATGGCATTTTTTACTATTTTACTGAAGGAAGATATACTCATACTATTGCTCTATAATTACTTAAAATCCTATAAATATGTCCAGGTAATTTTGTACCATAGTAGTCAGCTGTGGAACGTTCTACCATGTGTGCTCCCAAACTACTTTTAGGATTGTATTCAGTTTTTCTATAATACTCAACCATATCCATACAAGCTACTTTTAAATCCTCAGGTACTTCTTCAAATCCTGCCGTATATGTTACTTTTATAGCCTGATGTGATATAGTAGGATTATGTAATGTATAACCGGCACCTGCTGTTATAAAATCCTCACCTATAAAATAGTCTGTATATTCTGTAGCTGTGGTATATGTTTGACCACCATCTTCAGAAAACTCTACAACTACACTATCTCTTACTAAAGGAAACTCTTTTAAATATACTGTTTTCTTGTCTGATCCATCTATATATTCAATAATTTCTTCGTCAAAATTATCAATAAATGTTCTTTGACAATATTCTTTTATAAAATCACTAGTTGATGTTATTAATTGTGCTATTAAAGCATCTTCTTTGGTATTAGTATCACTAATACTTTTATATGTCTTAAACTCAGCTAATGTACATAAATCAGTCATGGAATTCCCTTTAATAAGAGTAAGGACACCGGAGTGTCCTTACTAGTTAGTTTATACAGCCCAAACACCTGTTGCACAACCAAATGGTTCACTGCTAGAATCTTGTTCCATACCAACGAAACCAAGTCTACGAGTAGCCACAATGATTCTCTTTTGTTGTTCAATATCTGTATCACGTTCTACCATCATAGTACGTAAATTACCAACATAGAAGTTACCAGTATAAACAGCAACAACAGCTGGAGCAGTAGCTGCTTTAGCAGCAAAGCTATCAGAAACAATAACAACTGAACCATTAACATAACCAATTTGACCTGTTAAAATAGTTGCATTAGTTCCAACCATATCAATAGTTCTGAAATCAGGATCTTCTAATAAATCATAGTAAACATCTTGGGAAACTAAATACTTAACTTCACCAGGATTTAAACCATATTTACCTAATTGACGTCTAACAGATTGTAAATCAGTTACAGTCCATTTAGCACCTACAGATACAGTAGTAGTATTTCTAGCTACAGTTGCATCTTCGGCAATTTGAGTTAAACCTTTGAATGGAGAAACTGCATCACCACCTGTACCGGCACCTGTACCACGAAGTAAAGATTGATCAGTAGTACGAGCCATTCTACGGATGATAGCATCACGAATGATAGGGACGATTGAAAGAATAGTATCTTCCTCTTCTTCATAACCAATATATTCTTTACTAGCTAATTTATAAGCTTGTAAAGTGATTTCACCTAATTTGTGATCTACATTAGTACCTGTAGAAGAAGCACCTCTTTGATTCAAGTAAGGGTTAGCTGCACTTGAAATCCATTGTGCATCACCAGCTTCTGGATTGATAGGAATATTCATTAATGGCTGATTCATAGTAATAGAACCGAATAATGGTTCAACAACTAATTTTTCACGCATTTCATTATAAATATTTGTATTGAATTCTTCTTCCCACTGTGCTGTAGGAGTATGTTCTAAGCCAGACTTAGTAACTAAATTTTGGAAGAATTTAGTATCTCTAATATCTTTACCCAGTAATTTAGAAATAAGAATTGCATCTTCTTTTTCTTTTTGCTTAATAGTAGCTCTAGATCCATGATCTTCGAAATTCATTTTATTAGCTTTTAAAGTTTGAATTTCTTCAGCTTTTTCTTGTAATGTTGTTTCTAAGCCTTTTAAAGTTTCACTTAACGTGCTTTTTTCTTCTTCGAAACGCTTCTCAACGTCTGCAAGTAATTTTTCAACTTGTGAATTAACTTGAATTGAAACAGCTTCTAATGCAGCTTTTTCTTTAGCTTCAGCCTCTCTAGCAGCTTCTCTCTTAGCAGCTTCGTCAATAATGCTTTCTGCAGCTTTTAATTCAGCGTCTTTAGATGCTAAAAGGTCTTGTAATTCTTGTAGTTTGTCCATATTTTTTTCCTCTATTTGCGCAGATGCGCTATTATCGTCTGCGCTTTGCGCAAATTGTTTTTTATATTGTTCTTTGCAATCATTTAACTGCTTAGAGATATTAAAAATTGAATCAGCGTTAGCGGGTACGGCAACAGCACTTACTTCATAAAGTTCTATGTCCGTAATTTTTAATATATCAGTTTGTGCATCATAATCTGCATCCTTAATCATAAAACCAACTGAAAATGCTTTAATTATTTCATCTTTAATTAGATGATACACATCTCCTGCAGCTTTACTGATTTTAGCTGTGATAGTTAAGCCAGAAGGTCCTACTGAAATATCTGTTGCTTTACCAATCGGTTTAGAGTAGTCATGGTTAAAAAGTATAATTGGATTTTTTAGATAATTATCTAATCCGCCCTTTTTATAAGCATCTTCAACTATAATATCTCCTACTCTATCAACTGTTTGAGCATTTGCTAATCCAGTTATAGTTAATTCTTCTTCGCCAACAGTTAATGATTTAAAGTTGGTTAAAAGCTCAATTTTATTCATTTTTATCCTCTTCTTTCTTAGGAGCTCCACCTTGACTTGGATCAACTGCAGAACCTGCTATATTTGCGGGTATACGCAATTCATCTGTACCGTCTAGTGGCTTAAGTCTTAACTCTTCTCTTGCTTCAGCTGCAGTCATAATACCATTATTAACTAAAGAAGTGAAATATTGAGACTCTTCTTTTAAATCTGATTTCAAAGCTAAAATATCACCAGTTACAGGTTTTAAATCATATCCGAAGAAATGTTCAAAACCATCAGCTATTTTAGATGCGATTGGTAGAACAGTAGAAATATAGAATAATCGTAAATTAGGCGATATATTGGCATTATTACCACTACTTAATAGTAACGGTGGAATACCTAAAGCTTTCAATATACTTTCTTCAT